CTATTGTATCTATATTGCAGGCATCGATACGCAAAATTGGTTTTGTTTATGAAAATACTATTACTAAAATTAAGAATGAAAATATAGAATCTTCTTTTTATTTTGAAGTTCCAGAAAAGACAAAGATTTTATTAGAGTCTGATAAAAGTAAGAAACCAACAGTAATTGAATGCAATGGAACCATTTTATCGACATTATATTTGAGGAACTATGAGCAAGTGGTTTGCTTTCTAAAAGAAGTTGGCCTGTTGCATGACAAGCAGGGTGCTCCTGCGTGGATGGAGGAAGTTAAAATGTTTGATGATATTCAGCAGTTCAGGATTATAGAGGAAAACAACCAGGTAATTAGAGCGGCAAATGAGAATATTTCGAATGCCATGGAGAAGATAAACAAAAACAATGAGTACAAGTCGATATTATATACGTTTGGAGACGAATTAGTAAAAACAATTTTTGAAATACTGGAGCGCATGTTGGGATGTGATCTGTCACAGTTTGAGGATAAAAAGGATGAGGATTTTCTCTTTGAAGCTGGCGGATGCGTGTTTATTGGCGAGATCAAGGGGGTTAATCATAATGTGAAAAACGAAAATGTGGCTCAGCTGGACAGGCATTATCAAGGATATTTGGATGAACATGAAGATAAGAGTGAAGACAATATCAAGGCAATCTTGATAATGAACCATCAAAAAAATAAGCCGGTAGATACGAGGGAGCCGGTGCATGAAAAACAAATCAATCTGGCTAAAAGAAATGGAAGCCTTATCATTGAAACGATAACTCTTTTAAGATTATTTGAAAAGTATTTGATTGGAAATGTATCAAGAGATGACTGCTTAAATTTGCTTAAGACGGAAGAAGGATTACTACAAATAGAAGGATAGCTTCGGCTGTCCTTCTTCCTTTTTACAAAAACAAACACAAAGAGGTGGTGATGGTTGGGCAATGAAGAGATAAGGGACAAGGCATTCCTGGACTACAAGAATGGAATGAAATATAAAGAAATCGCTGAGAAGTATGGAGTCAGCCTGTCGGCTGTAAAGTCGTGGGCTTCCCGGTACTGGAAAAAGACAGGTTGCAACCAGAAGGAGAAAAAGTTGCAACCGCAAAAGAAGAAAGTTGCGACCAGGGGCGCGCCATTTAAGAACCGGAACGCAGTCGGCAACAAAGGAGGGGCTGCCCCGGAAAAGAATAAGAATGCATTGAAGACAGGAGAGTTCGAGGCTCTCTTTTTTGATGCCTTGGATTCGGAGGAGATGAGCCTGATCGCTGCAATGCCTCCCGGGAAGGAGCAGCTTCTGCTCCAGGAGATACAGCTCCTGACCGTCAGAGAGCGGCGGATGATGAAGCGCATTGACGACATCAGCAAATCTGCTGGATCCCAGCCGGACGGCAGCGCCGATAATATGACTCTGGTGAAGCTGCAAAAGGGGCTTGACAAGGATAAAGGGACCGACTTGAAAGAGTACCGGGGGAAGCTCGGTCAGATTCAAGCCGTAGAGGATGCACTGACCCGGGTGCAGGCCAGGAAGCAGAAGGCTATTGATTCTTTGCACCGTTATGGCTTTGATGATGCCAGACTTGAGATTGAACTGCTCAGGCTGGATCTGGCATCCATGAAGCTGGGCGGGCAGGATGCAGATGTGGAGGACGACGGCTTCCTGGACGCTTTGAATGCAGAGGCCGGCGGCCTGTGGGAGGAAGCAGATGGAAATGCATGACCGTATTTCTGCTTTGAAAGACCGCATAAACAGCATGAAAGGGAAGCGTAATATTCTTTCAAAGCTCCAGGTATTCCGCTTTAGGCCGTTCTCCCGGAAGCAGAAGCAGATATTAACCTGGTGGATGCCGGACAGCCCGGTAAAGGATTATGACGGCATTATTGCAGATGGAGCTATTCGTTCAGGGAAAACCGTCTGCATGTCGTTGTCTTTTGTATTCTGGGCGATGAGCAGCTTTGCCGGCCAGAATTTTGCTATGTGCGGCAAGACTATAGGATCCTTCCGGCGCAATGTACTGTTCTGGCTGAAGCTGATGCTCCGCAGCAGAGGCTACAGGGTGGCTGACCATCGGGCTGACAATCTGGTGGAGGTCAGCCGCGGCGATGTGACGAACTATTTTTATATTTTCGGCGGCAAGGATGAGCGCAGCCAGGATCTGATCCAAGGCATTACCCTGGCAGGAGTGTTCTGCGACGAAGTGGCATTAATGCCGGAGTCTTTTGTGAACCAGGCGACTGGCCGCTGTTCAGTTGCAGGATCAAAATATTGGTTCAACTGCAACCCGGACGGACCTTATCACTGGTTCAAGGTAAACTGGATTGACAAATCCCTGGGATTTCTGGGAAAAAAGAAAGCAGCGATACTCAGAGAAGAGGCCGTAAAGGAAGGCAGGGAGCCCGACTTAAAAAAGCTGTTGTATGTCCATTTCACTATGGACGACAATTTGAGCCTGACAGAGGAGATCAAAGCCAGGTACCGCTCGGTATACTCCGGGGTATTCTTCAAACGTTATATCCTCGGCCTGTGGGCGATGGCGGAGGGCATCATCTATGACATGTTTGACAAGGACAAGCATGTGGTGGATGTGGAGCAGCTTGTCAGGGACGGCCGGATTAGATGGGCAGGCGACTACTATGTAAGCTGTGATTATGGAACCCAGAATGCAACTGTTTTTCTGTTGTGGCGGAAAGCGGATAATGGGAAATGGTACTGCATCAGGGAGTATTACTATTCAGGGCGAGAGAAAGGGACGCAAAAGACAGATGCTGAATTTGCTGCAGATCTTCGGAAGTGGCTGGACGGAGTCAATCCGCTTCATGTGGTGCTTGACCCTGCGGCGGCCAGTTTCAAAGCGCAGTTGAAAAAAGATGGCTTTCATGTAAAAAATGCAAAAAACGATGTGTTGGACGGAATCCGTTTCGTGGCCAGCCTTTTGAACCAGACAGACCTCATTTTTGATAAATCTTGTGAAAATACAATCAAGGAGTTCGGTTCTTATATCTGGGATGCAAAGGCAGTGGAGCGCGGGGAAGACAAGCCGATGAAGGAGCGGGATCATTGTATGGATTCTGTGCGATATCATGCTTATACCATAATTCGCAGGAGGGGCGGCTTGAAAGTATTGGAAAAGAGGTGATGCAGATGGAGATTGAAGTTATAAAAAAGCTTGTAGAGGCGAACCGAAAAAGGCACCGGGCGATGGTTCGTGACGCGGAAGTGGCGGAGCGCTACTACCGCAAGAAAAACGACATCCTGAGGAAGGGCGCGCGGGGTCAGAGCCGAGACGACAGCAACCCCATCCGATCCGCGGACAACCGCATCCCGGCAAATTTTTACAACATCCTTGTAAACCAGAAAGCCTCCTACCTGTTTACAGATCCTCCCATTTTCGGTACAGGGAGCGAGTCCGCCAACAAGACGGTGCAGGCGGCTCTGGGGGACGGATTCTCCAAAACGTGCAAGGATCTGTGCATCAAGGCATCCAACTGCACAATAGCATGGCTGCACTACTGGAAGAACGATGAAGGGAGACTAAAATATGCAGTCGTAGATTCAAAGCAGATCATCCCCATATGGACGGACGACCTGGAGAAAGAGCTGTCAGGGGTCTTAAGAGTGTACGACCAGACCGATGAAGACGGTAAAAAGTGGAATATATATGAATTCTGGGACAAGGAGTGCTGCTGGTCATTCCGCAAGAGGTCCCGGGATGCCATGGATGCGTTGAAGCCTTACGACATGTGCGGGCTGGCTGTTGACCATCCTGATGTGGATCCCGGTTCCGTACCGCATGACTTCGGCGAGGTGCCGTTCATCCCATTCCCCAATAATGCAGAGGGCAGCAACGACTTAAACGACGTGAAGGAACTGATTGATGCTTACGACCATGTGTACAGCGGCTTCCTGAACGATCTGGAGGACATTCAGGAGTTGATCTTCATCCTATCAGGTTATGAAGGAGAAGATTTAGGGGAATTTCTCCAGAAACTGAAAAAGTACAAGACAATCAAGGTGGACAGCGATGAGGAGGGGAAGGGCGGCTTAAGTACCCTCACCATAGACATTCCTGTGGAAGCCAGGGAGAAGATGCTGGCAATGACGCGGAAGTCTATATTCGAACAGGGAATGGGGATCGACCCGGATCCCCAGAATTTCGGCAATAGTTCAGGAGTGGCGCTCTCTTATCTGTATTCCCTGCTGGAGCTAAAGGCTGGGCTGATGGAGACAGAGTTCAGGCCTGCTTTCGGGCAGCTGGTGCGGGCGGTCTGCCGCCATGCCGGCATCGCTGTAGAGACAATTGTCCAGACATGGACCAGGACATCCGTGCGCAACGACGCGGAGCTTGCAGACATCGCGCAGAAGAGTACAGGGGTCGTTTCCCGGAAGACCATCCTCTCCAACCATCCATGGGTGGCTGACGCGGAGAAAGAGCTTGCACAGATCGCCCAGGAGGAGAAGGAGGCTGTGGAGAAAGCCGACCAGTACGGGGGTGCCTTTGGAAACTCAGGGCGCGGTGACGAGGGAGGCGGTGGCGGCCTAGATGGCGAAGAAGGCGAATAGGGAGTACTGGGCGGAGCGGTTCAGGCAAATGGAAGCATCGCAGCACCATTCTTCTGAGAGACTGGTGGAAAAGATCCAGCTGGAAATGCGGAGGGCGGAGGCGGAGATCGGAAAAAAGATCGAAGCCTGGTACGGCAGGCTGGCGACAAACAACGGCATCTCCATGGCGGAGGCCAGGAAGCTTTTGAATGCGAAGGAGCTGGAGGAATTCCGCTGGGATGTGGAGACATACATCAAATACGGCGAGGAAAATGCCGTAAACAAACAGTGGATGAAGCAGCTGGAAAATGCGTCGGCCAGAGTGCATATCAGCCGATTAGAGCAGTTGAAGCTGCAAGTACAGCAGGAGGCAGAGAGGCTGTTCGGCAACTACCTGGACAGCGTGGACGGCCACGTTAAATCGCTGTACGAGCAGGGGTTCTACCGGACGGCATATGAGATCCAGAAGGGCATCGGAGTCGGCTGGAACCTGACAGGAGTGGATTCAAGCAGGCTGGACAAACTGATCAGAAAGCCGTGGGCGGCGGATGGGAAGAATTTTTCAGAGCGGATATGGAGCAGCAAGCAGCAGCTGATCGAAAACGTCCATACATCGCTGACGCAGATGTGCATTCTGGGACAGGCGCCGGGCAAGGCCATAGACTCTCTGGCAAAGGCCATGGGGACATCAAAGCTCCAGGCCGGGCGGCTGATCATGACGGAGTCGGCATTCTTCGGGTCGGAATCCAGGAAGGACTGCTTCCAGGATCTGGGGGTGGAGCAGTATGAGATCATTGCGACACTGGACTCGCATACTTCTGAAATCTGCCAGGAGATGGACGGCAAAGTGTTTCCAATGTCGGAGTATGTGTCGGGAGCCACAGCGCCGCCGTTCCATGTCTGGTGCAGAACCACCACAGTGCCGGCATTCGGGGATGAGTTTGACAAGATCGGGGAACGCGCCGCCAGGGACAAGGACGGCAGGACATATTATGTACCGGCTGATATGACCTACAAAGAATGGAAGGAATCTTTTGTAGACGGCGGCGACAAATCTGGATTGCAGGATGCTTCAGGTAGTGCTATAATAAATCCAGACAACTGGAAGGGGTTAAATTATCAACAGTCCTATACAAAGAAAACTGCGATAAGCAGGCTGCAAAGCGAGTACAACATACAATTTCGTGATTCTAAAAAATTCCCTATGGATGATGGACTTTTGGCTGATTGTGTTGGATGGTTGGATTCTTTTAGTTCGCACTATAATGGATTTATGAAGAAGAATCCATGTAAGATTCCTGTGATTGACAATAAAGCTCCATCTGGGATGAAAGGTTCTGTTGGATATTATCTTCATTACACAAACGGTTCAGGAGTTGTTGAGCTAGCTCTGAATGGACAATATCATTCAGATATTGCTGCTTTTCAAAAGTATGTGGAGCGATGTGTCAAATCAAAACGCTATCCTGCAAATGCAACCATACATAAGACCTTCGTGCATGAGTTTGGGCATCATGTTTCAAACTCCATGAGATGGATAACTGGGAATAAGAATTGGCAGCACGAATTTATTCAGGAGTGCATTGACGATTTTAAAAAAGTTGAACCAAATTACATATGGACTACTTATGCTAAAATGGGTGACTATGTTTCTACCTATGGGGCAACCTCTGAGTCAGAACTTTTTGCAGAGGCATTTGCGGAATATTTCGGTGGGCAAAACCCAAGGGCATTTGCGAAGATTTTTGGCAAGAAGTTGGACGCTTTATTGAAAGGAGTGAAATAGCGTGGATAAACCAGTATTTTTAGGGGAATTAGAGATGCCTAGATTTGAAGAAGAAGGATATGATTACTATGAAGATAGCTATCTGGGAGAAGATGGCAAGCGTCATCTTAGGGATGATGCCCCTGAATGGGCGAAAAAAGAATTTGAAGAATACTATGCTAAGTTGCATCCGGAGCCGGATGAAGATGGGGTAATTATTCAATACTAGGAAAAGAGGAAAAATAACAACATTGCTAAATATGCTTTTCAAAAAGGAATAATGAGTATGCAATGAAACGAGGAGATATTTGAAGTAGAGACTGTGCTGCTACGCACCTTATGGGTCAAAAGAAATGTGGGAAGGGGCACACCCACCAAATATATTCTCTTTTTGCTAGAATATTGTGTATGATGTCGACGAGGCGCTTTTGAAAAATTCAAGAGCGCATTTTAAGTGAGAAATCCGAAAGCAGGAGCAGTTAAAATGTACAAAAAGGCCATCTATCTGTCTGGTCAACCGATTACGAGAACCGGGACAATGGAGATGGGAAATGACCTTTTCTAATTTATTTTATACCGTATCTTCTGAAAAAATACAAGTTTTTTTCAGGATAAGTGAATCAGGGAGGAAATGCTGTGGCAAGAGATGATTATTTTGTGGTTGTGTACCGTATACTCGCATATTTGTATGCCTGTTTGAAAGAGGGGAAGGATCCAGATATTGCATATATATCTCCGGATTCACCAGCGATTAAAATAAGTCAGAACTACTGGGAATACATTTTCAGGCATTTGCTTGCAGACGGCTATCTGGAGGGAGTGGCATTTGTTCCTGTCATTGGCAGGGCGGTGCCGGAAATCAGGATCGGCAGCAATGTAATGATTACCCCTAAAGGGATTGAGTTCTTGCAGAATAATTCCACGATGAGCAAGGCGAAGGATTTCCTAAAAACATTGAAAGAAACGATTCCGGGAATATGAATTATAAGGAACAAGCACTTTTGGAACAGATTCAAAGGTGCTTTTTTCATGCCTTTTTCCGGCAGGCTTAAAAGAACGGAAGAAAGGAGAAAAGATGAAGAAGGAAGAATTTACAGCCCTGGGCATCAGCGAGGAGCTGGCTGCCAAAGCCGAGGAGGCATCCTTGAAGGAGCTGGAGGGGTATGTGCCCAAAGAACAGCTTGAGACGGCCAATACGGAGAAGAAACACCTGCAGGACGACATCAAAGCCAGGGACACTCAGCTGGAAGAGCTGAAGAAATCCAGCGGCGACAACGCGGATCTGAAGAAGCAGATCGAAAACCTCCAGAAAGCAAACGAGGAGGATGCGAAGAAACACGCAGACGAGCTGAAGGAGCTGCGCCTTACCAGCGCCATCAAGCTGGCGGTGGCAGGAACGGTGCATGACGAGGACATGGCGGCGGCTCTGTTCGACCGCACGAAGCTGGTTCTGACGGAGGACGGCAAGGTGGCCGGGCTGGAGGAACAGCTGAAGACGATCAGGGAGTCGAAGGGCTTTCTGTTCAAGGATGAAAGCGGAGTAGGCAAGGGAGGATCCGGCGCAGGCGGAAGAGGCTACAAGCCGAAGGGAGGCGAGACCCATGAAGAGGGGTATGCATCCCAGTATGCCAAACAGCGCAACGAAGCGGAGAAGAATGGTGCAAAAAGCAGCCTTTGGGGCGCGGAATAGGAGGGAGCATGTATTACAAGACAGACATTAAGAGGACGCAGGAGAAAGAGATTCTTGCATCTGAAAAAAGTGTAGCTTTCACCGGCACGGTGGTGCCTGATGGAGTGGAGGCGGACGCCGACGGAAGGAAGGTCGTGCACAAGGGGAGCCTGATAGCGGCATCCGGCAAGGTGGTGGCGGTCACGGTTTCTGAAGACTCTGCGAAGGGCACGACGACAGCGGCTTTTTCGGAGGATCCGGTGGGCATCCTGCTGGAGGCGGTGGATGTCACTTACGGAGCACAGCCGGGGGCATTTCTGGTGGAAGGGTATGTCATCGGGGAGAGGCTGTTCCTGGGTGTGGAGTATACTGCGGCAGTCGGTGAAGCCATCCGCGCGAAGCTGCCGGAGATCAAATTCAGGTAAAAGAAAGAAACCATAGGAAAGGAGAACAAGAAAATGCCGAGTGTTGAAGAATTATTAAACCCCAGGGAACTGATTGACTACACAAAGAACAGAACCCTTCCGGCTAAAGTGCTGGAGGAGCTGTTTCCGTCCAGGAAGACGGAGGCGCTGGAAATCAAAATGATCAAGGGAGCCAACAACCTTCCTGTGTCCGCTTCCATCCATGCCTTTGATACAGAAGCGGAGATCGACCAGAGGGAGGGAGCAGGTTACGATGTGGCAGAGCTGGCTTTGATCAAGCGGAAGAGGAAGCTTTCCGAAAAGGAGATCATCCGCCTGGAGACTCCCAGGAACGACGCAGAGGAGAGGGAGGCGATCAATAAGATCTACAATGATGTTGACAGTCTGCAGGACTCCGTGCTTACAAGAGCTGAAGCCATGCGCGGGGAGGCGCTGTCTACCGGGAAACTGGCCATCAATGAAAACGGCTATAAGGCGGAGATTGACTACGGAGTACCGACCACGCACAAGAGCACATATACCTGGTCTGACGGTTCTTCAGACATCCTTCTGAACATGGATGCATCAGTGGACAAGATCGTGAAGGATACCGGGTTCACTCCTACAAGGGTGTTGACATCGAAAAAGAATCTGAGCTTCGTCCTGAGGGATGAGAAGGTCAGGAAGGCCGTTTTTGGGGTAAACAATGACAAACTGCTCACCAGGCAGGAGCTGAATGCTTTCCTCAAGACCCAGGATCTGCCCCAGATCGCCATCTATGACGCGCAGTACCGCCTGTTGAATTCCAAAGGAACTTATGACGCGAAAAGGTATTTCACGGAGAGCGCATTCGTGTTTATGCCGGACGGAACCATGGGTGAGACGCTGTTCGGCCTGACACCGGAGGAGCTGGCTCTGAGGAAGAAGGAGGGAGTGGAGATCACCGAGATCGGCAATGTCATCATCGAGCAGTATGCGACCAACGACCCTGTGGCGAAGTGGGTCAAGGCTGTGGCGACCGCGCTGGTCACATTCCCCTGCGCGGGCCAGGTGTACATTGCCACGATTAAATAGGGGGCGGTTGTATGTTTGATGTCGGTACAGTAAAGAAGCGGCTGGAATCGCTCGGCTATCAGGCCGTGGAAGGGGACGACTTTTCCCTGGCCTTCTGTGTGGACAAGGTGCGCAGCGTCATTCAGAACAAAGCGCATCTGTCCAGCGTGCCTGCAGGGCTGGAGCAGGCCGCTGTTGATATGGCGGTTGGGGAGTTCCTGCTTGCGAAGAAGACATTCGCCCCTGACAGCCTGTCAGGCCTTGACCTGGGTGCCGCCGTGAAGCAGATCCAGGCAGGGGACACCAACACCGTGTTCGCCACCGGAGAGGGGAGCCTGACCGCGGAGCAGCGGCTGGATGTGTTCATCAGCCGTCTGCTGTCCCGGGAGGCGGAGATCCTGCATTACAGGAGGCTTGTATGGTGACGGCAGTCCATGCGGCATACGATGGGGGTCGCTGTGGAGGACGAGGCTACGAAGTCTCTGTATGCGGCATACAATAAGAGGCTCAGGGACGAAATGGGCATCAAGTTCCAGCTGGTGCTTTATAACTATGCGAAAGCGGATTACTACGGAGTCATCAGCGTCAAAAACAAGACTACTGACGCAGGATGGAGTGCGGCGAGCCTTGTCTACTGGGTGACTGGCGCTTCCGCTGGATGTGCGGTGAACAGGAGCTGCCAGAACAAGAAGTATGACGGCGGTTTTACTGTTGACACGTCGTATACCCAGACCCAGCTGAAGGAGGCGCTGCGTGCCGGAGAATTCGTCCTTCATATGGTAGGGCAGGACATCCGCGTGCTGGATGATGTCAACACCATGGTCACAGTCTCTGACACCCAGGGGGACATCTTTAAGAGCAACCAGACAATTCGGGTGATAGACCAGATCGGGAACGACATCGCAGTGCTGTTCAACACAAAATATCTTGGGGCAGTGCCCAACAATGCCGCGGGCCGCATCTCCCTGTGGTCTGACATTGTAGCCCACCACAGGCGGCTGGCGCAGATCCAGGCGATAGAAGGGTTCTCTGACTCTGACATCATCGTTGAACCGGGTGACACGAAGAAGTCAGTGGTTGTGATGGACTGCATCACCATTATGAATGCGATGAGCCAGCTGTACATGTCCGTCACTGTGGCATAGGCATAATGAAAGGAGTGGAGCAGAATGGAAGACAATGCGATCATGAACGCGCAGGACGCGGTATACGGCGGTCTTGCGGAGTGTTTTATCACAATAGAGGGAAGGCGCTACAACTTCATGAGCCTAACTGATTTTGAAAGCAAATGGACGATCAACATCAAGGATGTTCCCATTTTAGGTAAGGTTGGCATGGGGCACAAACCGGCTGGCGGAAAAGGAACCTGGAAGGGGACTGCGCACTATAACCAGTCAATACTGCGCGAAATGGCCGACAGGTACCAGAAGACCGGGAATATGCCGTATTTTGAAATGCAGGTGAGCAATGAAGATCCCACCAGTTCTGCGGGGAGGCAGACTATCATCCACAGGAACTGCCTGTGTGACACCTTCATCTTGGCAAAGTTCAAGGCGGGCGAGGATCTGCTTGACGAGGAGCTTTCCGGCACTTTTGAAAGCTGGGATATACCGGAGAAGTTCAACCAGCTGGAGGGGTATTAAGGATTAAGTGGAAGCACTGCATGGGAGGGGATGCTGCCTCCTGCGGTGCAGCATGGGAATGAGAGGAGAATGTGGTATGTCGAAATTCAGCAGATTTATGAAAGAGAACAAAGCAGAAAAGAAAAACGAGGTGTACGCGGCAACCAGGAGCCTGACCAACGAAAATGGAGAGCCCCTTGAATGGGAGCTCCGCCATATTACCTCAAAAGAGAATGAAGAGATCAGGGAGGACTGCACGGTTGATGTGCCTGTGACAGGCAAGCAGAATATGTTCCGGCCGAAACTGCGCACATCCCTCTACATCCAGCGCATGATAGTAAAGTCCATCGTGGTCCCGGATCTGTATAATGCGGAGCTGCAGGACTCCTATGGGGTCAAAACCCCGGAGGAGCTGCTGTTCGCCATGGTGGACGACCCTGGGGAGTACAGCGACCTTGCTGCCTTTGTGCAGAAATTCCAGGGGTTCAATGTGTCCTTTGCCGACAAGGTGGAAGATGTAAAAAACTGATCAATGGAGGCGACTGGGAAGCAAATATTGCTTACTACTGCCTCCATAAGCTGCATAAATGGCCTCATGAGTTCCTGGATCTGGATGAGAATGAAAAAGCGGTGGTTGTCGCGTCTGTCCAGATAAAGCTTGAGAACGACAAGAAAAAGCAGAGAGAAGCTGAGCGGGCTGCAAAGAAGTAGGAGGTGGCGCAGGTGGCGTCAATACAGACAGGGATTGAATTAAATGATTACTTTACCGGGGTTTTGAATGACATCATGGCGTCTGTGAACCTGACGATCTACGCGATGGAAGGGATGCAGGGCGCGATGAATGCGGACATCGACACCAGCTCGCTTGAGAATGCCAGAGCCGCGATCAACCAGGCGACCATAGCCGTGAATGAGCTGGAAGCATCTATGGGGAATTTGTCGAGTCCTGTAGTTGGAGCGCCTCAGATTGAGCGGCCTGCTGCGCGTCTGGATCCAGTGGCCGCGCCGGTGGCATGGCAGACAGACGGGCTTGACGTCTTCACGAGTTTTGGAGTCGAACGGTTCCAGCAGGAGGTGCAGAGTGCGAATACTATGCTGCAGCAGTTGTGCAGTACTCAGGATGCCATAGCAAGACAGGCTTATAATACGACCATTTTCCCTCCGGAGGCATTCCAGAATCTGAACAGCATGGCGGTCAGGATGGACGGCATCCGGGATCAGATCCAGATGATAGAAAATAATCCCCTGAATATGGGAACGGATGCGGCTAACGCAGGAGTGGAGCAGCTTCGGACGCAGCTCGCCCAGATGGTGGCGGAGCAGGAAGCGCTGAACTCAGCCGTACAGAATATGGATGTACAGGCGGCCAATGACGCCTACCTGAGGCTATCGCAGACCATAGGAGATACAGAGCGGTATATCCGTGATAATGTGGATGAGCAGGGAAGGTTCAACCGAGAGATTGACCAGGGAGCGGCGGGCGCTGGGAACTTGGTGCAGATGATCCTTGGAGCGGTTGCGGCATATGCAACCCTCCAGACAGCTGCAAACGTGGTATCGGCATCGGACGAGCTGGTGCAGACATCATCCAGGCTGGAAATGATGAACGACGGACTGCAGACCACGCAGGATCTGATGAACATGGTCTATTTGTCGGCGCAGAATGCCAGAGGGTCTTTTGCGGAGATGGCCGGGGTTGTCGCCAGATTCGGCAACAACGCAGGAGAGGCATTTGGAAGCTCGGCGGAGGTAGTGGCTTTTGCGGAGCTTGTGCAGAAGCAGATGACCATAGCCGGAGCCAGCACTGCGGAAGCAAGCGCGGCGATGCTGCAGCTGTCGCAGGCTTTGGGGTCAGGTGTTCTCCGGGGCGACGAGCTGAATTCCATATTTGAGCAGGCTCCAAATCTGATCCAGAATATAGCGGACTACCTGGGGGTTGGGATAGGCGAGATCCGCGAGATGGCAAGTGAAGGAGAGCTGACAGCGGATGTGGTGAAAAGTGCGATTTTTGCTGCAGCAGAAGAGATCAATGCTGATTTTGCGTCTATGCCGATGACATGGGGGCAGGTATTTCAGTCCTTCCAGAACACGGCATTGATGGCATTCCAGCCAGTTCTGACGAGGATAAATGAGCTTGCCAACAGCACGGCATTTCAGGAATTTGCGGTGAGTGCGGCAGAGACCCTGGCGGTGGCGGCATCTATTGCGCTGCAGGTTTTTGAGTTGCTGGCTGCCGGAGCACAGACGGCAGCGGACAACTGGTCCTGGCTGGCGCCCATCATTTATGGTGTGGTCGGCGTGTTGGCGGTTTATTATGGCGCTATGCTTTTATATAATACAGTAACGGCGATTTCTGCCGGAATTACTGCCATGAAGGCATTTCAGGACAAAGTTCATTCAGCGGCTCTTATGATGGAGACAGGAGCGACTTTTACGGCAACTGCCGCGCAATATGGGTTCAATGCTGCTTTGCTTGCGTGCCCTATCACATGGATTATTGTTCTCATCATAGCCCTGGTGGCATTGTTTTATGCAGCAGTGGCTGCAGTGAACAACTTCGCTGGAACTTCCGTCTCCGCAACAGGGATTATCTGCGGTGCAGTAGCGGCAGCGGGAGCCTTTATCTTAAATACTGGAATCGGTTTGATAAATGGAATCCTACAGGCGGTATGGGCATTTGTAGAACCATTTATCGGCATTGTGGAGTGGATTTTGAATGTGGCAAACGGTGGATTTGACAGTTTCGGCGGTGCGGTGGCCAATTTGATCGGTAATATCATTTCATGGTTTTTATCTTTGGGCATGGTAGTGACCAGGATTATTGACGCGATCTTTGGAACTGATTGGACGGCAGGTCTGAGCGATTTGCAGGATACCGTCCTTTCCTGGGGGAAGACGGAAGACGCTGTAACAATTGACCGAACGGCACCGATGATCGATTATAGGCTTGATTATCAGGATGCATGGGACGCAGGGTATTCTTTCGGCGAAGGGATAGATGAAAGCATTGCTAATTTTGACCCAGCATCTTTATTTGGAGCCACGGATATTCCAGCTCCTGAGGATTATGCAGGGGCTATGGCAGGGGTCGGTGGGCTCGGAAGCGATGTGGCTGATATCGCAGGGAATACCGAAGAAATCGCAGACGGCATGGAATTTGCGGAGGAGGATCTGAAATATCTGCGCGACATTGCAGAGCAGGAGCAGGTGAACAGGTATACAGTGGCCGAAGTCAATATCGACATGACAGGCATGCAGAATACGATTCAAAATGGTGATGATCTGGACGGCTTTATGTCCAATCTGACAGACGCGGTGCATGAAGCTGTAGACAACATGATGGAAGGGGTGCATGAGTAAATGGAGGCGAGCGGGTATGATTTCTATTTGGACAAGTGTCTGCTTCCGGTGGCTCCGGACAAACTGCAGATAAAGATCAACAATAAAAATGAAAGCATTACTTTGATCAATGAGGGAGAGGTTAATATTTTAAAGTCCGCAGGCCTTACAGAAATCGAATTCGAGTGCATGATTCCCCAGGTGTCTTATCCATTTGCAGTTTACAAAGCAGGATTTAAGGGCGCGGATTATTTTCTGGACTGCTTCGAAGCGCTGAAGACTGGCGGAAGGCCTTTTCAGTTCATCGTGTCCAGAAAGCGCCCCGACGGCGGGAAGCTTTTCGGCACCGACATGAAAGTATCCATGGAGGATTACAGGATCATGGAGGATGCAAAAGAAGGATATGACTTAAAAATCAAGGTGAAATTAAAACAATGGCGAGATTATGGGGCAAAAACAGTAAACATCAGCTTTGCGGCATCCAGCCCGCAGGCGGTGGTGGAAACGCAGAGGGAGACTGTCTCTTCCCCTGCGCCTGCAGTGGCGCAGACCTATACAGTGAGAAAAGGGGACTGCCTGTGCGTCATCGCGAAGAGGTTTTATGGAACAGAATCAAAATACAAAGTCATCTATGAAGCAAACAAAGGAGTGATCGGCGGCAATCCGAACAGGATATATCCTGGACAGGTGCTGACGATCCCGGCTGCATAGAAAAATGTGTAAAAAATACACATCTCCTTATTGACAAATGTGTAATAAATGTGTATAATAAAAGCATGAGGAGGAATATTAATGAAGAGACGCGATTTGATAAAGAAGTTAGAGGCAGCAGGATTTGAGTTCAAGGAACACGGTGGGAACCATGACACATATAAGAGAAACGGCGATACAGAACAGGTTCCAGGACACAATGAAATCAATGAGATAACTGCTAGGAATATCCTAAAGAAATGGGGACTAAAATAGTCCCCGACTTCTTTATCGTTTTATATAAAGTTAGAAAGGCGGTGTAAAAATGAAACAAGCATATCCCACTTTTATTGCAGAATACAAAGGTGATTTCCTTGTATATGTCCCTGATATGGAAATTTATACAGAAGGAAAGGATATGGCAGATGCTATTGAAATGGCAAGAGATGCAATAGGATTGAAAGGTATTAGCTTTGAAGACGATGGGCGAGTTCTTCCGCTCCCATCTACTGTGGACGTAGCATTAGAAAAGGCAAAAGAAGACACAGAAGTATTTGACTATTCAACAGGAGTATTGACTTTTGTGGATATTGACTTTTCAGAGTATCGTAAAAGGATGGATAACAAAGCGGTTAGGCGAAATGTTACGCTTCCTAATTGGCTGAATGTTGAGGTGGAAAAAGCCCATATTAATGTTTCCCGTGTTCTACAGGAGGCATTGATGGCAAAGCTGAACGTATCGCGGTAGATTAAGTTATACCAATTGGCACCTAGAGGAATCTGGGTGCTTTTTTCAAATCTTTTTAAAAAATAGGAAGAACATCCTTCCGGTGGAGGGGTGTTCTTTTTATACATAAATTTCAGAAAGGAGATGGTGCCTATGGGCATCGAGCTTTTAGTTGCGGACGAAGCAGGCACGAAGGCATATGTCCCGCCTGTAGAAGAGGGGATTGAATGGACAACGGAGAGAAGAGGGACTCCCGGAAAACTGGCATTCAAGATACTGGGAGGCGAGGTGCTGAATTTTTCAGAGGGCAGCGCCGTCCGCCTGAGGGTGGACGGTGACAACATATTTTATGGTTTTGTGTTCAAGCAGAGCAGAGGTAAGGACGGGATCATAAATGTCACCGCTTACGATCAGCTGAGGTATCTGAAGAACAAGGACACCATAGTCTATGAAAACAAAAGGGCAGACCAGCTCTTAAAAATGATCGCCTCTGACTTTTCATTGAATGTGGGGGATGTTGAAAATACAAGGTATGTAATTCCGTCAAGGGTGGAGGAGAACTCCTCCCTTTTTGAGATGGTGGAAAATGCACTCGATCTGACCCTGACAAATATAGGGGAAATGTACATCTTGTATGACGATTTTGGAAAGCTTGCGCTGAAACCGTTGTCCTCCATGTATGTAGGGAGTCCGGGAGCCTATTTGATGATCGATGAAGAAAGCGGAGAGAATTTTGAATACACCTCATCTATTGACGACGGCACCTACAACAAGATCAAGCTTACATATGACAATGAGGACACTGGGTTCCGTGAAGTCTACATTGCCCAGGACGGTGTCAATATCAACAGATGGGGTGTGCTTCAGTACTTCGACACGCTACAGAAGGGCGAGAACGGCCAGGCGAAGGCAGACGCTCTGTTAAAGCTGTACAACAAGAAGACGCGCGGTTTGAAGCTTGTCAACGTATTCGGAGACAACAGGGTGAGGGCGGGGTCCATGATTGTTGTGAACTTGAATCTTGGAGATGTGAAAGTCAGAAATTTTATGCTGGTGGAAAGAGCCAGACACTTATATAAGGAAGGCGGGCATTGGATGGATCTGACGCTCAGGGGAGGTGAATTTATTGGCTGATGCAAATGAATTAGTGCAGTTGTTGAAAAAAGCGGCTCTGGAGGCTATAGAAGCTTCTAAGCCTGTACACTTATGTTTCGGCACGGTAAAAGGTATTGACCCATTGGTCATTCATGTGGAACAGAAAACGGATCTGGGGGAGGCGCAGATTCTCTTGACAAGGAATGTAAGTAATTTTTCTGTTTCAGCTACGATTGAATGGGAAACAGAAGAAAAACAAGCGGCACATAACCATGATGTCCATTTATCTGGAGAAGGTATTGCTGTTTCCGGGACAACTGAAGAAGCAGACATATCACATTCGCACAGGATTTCAGGAAGAAAGAAAATCACTATACATAATGGGTTGGCTGTTGGTGAGGCGGTTCTTCTGGCGCGGATGCAGGGAGGGCAGCAGTATATCGTGCTGGACAGGCTCGGATGATACCGTCAACAACAGGCTTCCTGGACAAGGATTTTGAGATTATACAGCAGCCAACCCACACGTTCAAAATGAATGCGGAAAATAATTCTGTCAGGGGATGTGTCGATGGGATAGAAGCGGTGAAGCAGGCAATCTATAAAATACTTATGACGGAACGCTACCAATATGCCATATACAGCTGGAACTATGGAGTTGAACTAAAAGATTTGTATGGAGAACCTGTCACATATGTGTGTCCCGAGCTGGAACGGCGCATTACAGAGGCGCTGCTTTGTGATGACCGGATCCAGGGTGTGGAAGATTTTGAGTTTGATCTTTCCAGAAAAGGTATTGTACATGCGTCTTTTGTAGTTCGCACGATTTTTGGGGATGTAAAGGCGGAAAGAGAGGTGGAGTATTGATGTATGAGAGTATGACTTATGACGCGATTCTGAAACGGATGCTTTCTCGTGTTTCTGACAAATACGATAAGCGAGAAGGGTCTGTAATATGGGATACACATTCTCCGACAGCAATTGAACTCCGGAATCTGTATATCGAACTGGAATACCTGGTTCGAAATTCCTACGGCGACACGGCCGCCAGGGAGTACCTGGTGCTGCTGTGCAAAGACCATGGGGTCACACCGGATCCTGCCACGAAAGCGTTGCTGAAGGGTGTGTTCACCCCTCCATATATCAACGTGGCCGGGCGGCGGTTCAATATCGGCGATATGAATTATACGGTGCTGGAGCAGACCGGGCTCGGGGAATACAAAGTTCAGTGCGAGACCGCAGGCAGCATTGGGAACCAGTACCTGGGGGCGATGCTGCCCATAGACTATATTAAAGGGCTGCAGACGGCAGAGCTCACAGAAATCCTGATAC